CGAAAGGTGGTGGCACCACTCCACCAAGATAAGATTCTTCCAACTAACTCTCCAACTAACTCTCCAGCCGCTGGCGCTGGAGAAGGGAGTTTGAACAAGGCTGATCGAAAAAAGATCGAGCATGCCTTCACGCTCTGGTTTGCCGCATGGGGCAAGGGCGATATCGATTTCGCCAAGAACGCCTGGTTCGCCCTTTCGGACGACGAACGGGGCGAATGCATCGCTGCAACGCCGGAGATCGTGCGTTGGACGAAGCCGGCAGAGCGCAAGGCTGCAGCCGTTTTCCTCAAGGAACGGCAGTGGCGCGAGATCCTGGCGAAGATGCCGCCGGAGAGCGAGCGGACGGTGCTGCACAACGCCTACAGCAAGGCTTGGAGCGCCAGACGCCTGTTCGAACTGCTGGCGCCGCCGGCAGAACCGCCAGTGCCGCCGACCGGCTTCCAGCGGATGCAACTGCGCAAGGGTGGCGCAGAGGCCGAGACAATCATCCGCGAGCGCCGTCTCGCCTATGGATGGCCGAGGGTGATCACGATCCATCGCCGCGCTGAGATGGCCGAGGGTATAACCGTTGCGCCATGGCTTGTCAAGCTCGTTGGCGGCAGCATGGCGGGCCCTCCACCAGAGGCATGGCTGGCCGCCGATGCCGGAGCGCGTCGAGTGGCTGTACTTCCCGGCTGGCGAGCCGGAAGAGGCAATGCAGGAATTCAGCGATGCGGTGGCGAGGGAACGGGGCAATGATGATGCAGCATAACAAGTTCGATGGCGTTCGCATTGGTGAGCCGCGTGGCGAACGGCTGGATGACCGGATGAAGCGAATCAGGGCGGAGATGCTCCACGCCGCCACGATGAAAGCGGGTGACGATTCGCCATGGTTTGCCGTTCGCGTCATGACCGGACGGGAGATTTCTGTGAAAAATTCTCTTGTCGACGAAAATATTGAGGCTGTCGTTCCCATGAGGATGGGGCCTGAATACCGGCGTCGGGGACGGGTGATTCCGGCAAAATCCATGCCGGCGATGACCGGGTATGTGCTCGTTCGGTTCATGCCTAGCGACGAAGCATTCTTGGGAATCCGATCGGTAGACTACGTCGTTGACATGCTTGGCGGGTGCGCTTCGCCGCATCGTGTCTCCAACAAGGAAGTCAGTCGATTCATGGCTTTAGCAGATGAAGGCGGCCTTGATTGGGAACGTCCTACCGTCATCTTTAGGAGGGCTGAAAAGGTCAAAATAAGCGAAGGCCCGTTTTCGGGTTTCCATGGTGAAATCATCACATGCCGCAATGACGGCAAGGGCGACGCTGTCGTCGAGATCAACCTTTTCTCAAGCCTGACGCCCGTTCTAATGCCTCTTGCAATGCTCGAAAAGGTGTGACTACAAATCGTGCCACGGACAATCCGACGATCCTGCAGTGAGCCCCTGAAAACGCCGTAGATGGCGGGAACGAAAGTTCCGGGGTCGGTACACCGGTCGGACCCAGCCTTGAACGCCTCGTATCGTAGGCATCGATTCAAGGTCAGTGCGCAAGCTATGAGATCCTCACAAGGCGGCCTTCGGGTCGCCTTTGTCGTTCTAGAGATAGAGGGTTTTCCCAGACAATTCGAACGGCGAGGGAGGCGGTCATGTAACCGCACGAACGCATGCGCGCCATCTTCATCAATTTGATTGCTCGGCTGGAACGCTGGGCTTCGGAAGGAAAGTCCGACATGACCGAACTGACCAATGCGGCCGAGGCCGTCGTTTCATCCGTAGTTGCCAATGCCGAAACCGCCGCAGCAGAGGTTGTGACCGCTGTTGAGAATGCGGGCGAGACCATCAAGTCTGACGTGATCGCGGCAGCGGCACCGATCGCGACTGACAACGATGATCAGATTATCTCGACGATCAAACGTCTGATCGCCATCGATGGTGGGGAGCCGAAGGCCTGGGATCAACTGGTAGCTCTAGCCAAGGCTAAGGCGAGTGGCACTGGTATTGATGCGACGATCGCCAAGCTCAAGCTGGTGCTGCCGCTCTCTGGTGCTCCCGTCGTCGCATGGGACGAGACCATCGCAGCAGCGAAGGCGCTGACCGCAGCCTGAGGCGGAAAGGCCGAGGCCGCCCTGATGACGTTGTGTTGCTGAAATACAACGCAACCCCAAGGTGATGACACATTTGGGTTGTGTTGCGGAAATGCAACGCAACCGAGAGGCGCCTACCCCCCCTGGTCAAGGGACCGTATACCCGTTTTCTTCGCCTGCGGGCCGGGACGACCCCGCGGGGCGGCCAGTCAGAGGCCTCAAAATATTGGGTTGACGGGGTTGATGGAGTTGATGGGAGGGGTTGACGGGTTGATGCCCGCACCGAAATGGCGATGACGGAAGAAACACTGGTTATGTGGTCCGTTGCGCAGATCGCGGATCGAGATGATGTCTCAAAGCAGGCAGTCTCGAAGGCGATCAAGAAGCTGCTGGAAGACCGACCCGATACGCCGGTCGACCGCGATAGCCAAGGCCGAGTGATGCTGATCTCACTTGGCCACTACGACCACTATCGTCAGCGTCACGTGAATCCAGCGAAGGCGAAGGCGGAAATTCGCCAACCTATGGGCGCGAACGCACCGGCTCTCGATCCCAGCAAAAGCTTCGAAGAAGCGCGGCGTCAGTCTGAATGGCTGAAGGTTAGTCGCGAGAGAATCCGTAAGCAGGACGAGGTTGGCGATCTGATCCGCAAGGACTTGAACGACGCTGCCATCCGAACCGCCGGAATAGAGATCCAGTCGATCATCAAACGCCTGCCGAACCGCGCCGATGACGTCGCCCTGGCGATCTCGAAGGAAGGCGTTCATGGCGTGAGGGTCACTCTTCGCCAGATCGCTTTCGAGATTGGCAATGAAATCGCCAACCGCCTGGCCGAGCTTTCGGCAGCCGCGCCGGAACACGATCCGCTGCTTGAGGTAGAAGACGAATGAATGCTCACCCCGGCGCCTTGCGTGCGGTCGCCCGCGGGCTGGCCGACGCAATCCGCCCGGTGCCTCCGATGCCGTTTCCGCGCTGGCTGCGCGAAAACATCATCTTGGTGGACGGCCCGAAAAAGGGCGAGCTGTGGTCGCCGGACGATGCGCCGTACCTGGTCGAGATCGCCGAATGCCTTAGCCAGGAGCATCCGTGCAACCTGGTGACGGTGCGCAAGGCACAGCAGACCGGTGTCTCCATCCTCGCTCTCGCGTGGATGATCTACCTCGCCGAGATCGCGCCCGACAACGCGCTATATGGCGTTCCGGGCAAAGAAGCGCTGCACGATATTAACAGCGGCAAGCTGCAGCCGCTGATCGACGAGTGGCAGAAGAAGACCGGCAAGGAGATCATCTACCCTGTCACAAGTCGATCCGGCGACGGCTCGACGACATACGAGAAGAAATTCCCGGGCGGCGCGATCTATCTCGCCAACGCCAACACGGTAATGGACCTTTCCGCCAAGACGATTCGCTACGGCGTCAAGGACGAAGTGTCGAAATGGCAAGAGCTGCCGAACGGCGCGGATCCTGAAACTCTTTTCTTCGGCCGCTTCACGGCTTTCCGCCGGCAGAAGAGCTACAAGATTTTCGAGCTGTCGACACCGGAGCTCGACACTGGCGATGCGCTCGGCGAGGCTGCGGGCCATTGCCGCATCGATCGGTCCTTTTTACGGTCGGACCAGCGATTCTGGCACATCCGCTGCCCGGAATGTGCGACGGAGCAGGTGCAGTCTGATGAAAACCTGATCGTCGACCGCGCGCATCCGCATAAGACCGTGATGCGATGCGTCGGCTGCCAGCATCATCTCTCCGAGATGGAGAGGGTGCATTTCGTGCGAGGCGGCCGGTACATTCCGACCTTGACAGGTCCTGATCGCCATCCGGGATTTCATGTCGACGCTTTCATGTCGCTGATGATGTCCTACGAGGCGATTGCCGAAGACAAGCTGGCCGCTGAAAAGAAGGGAGAGGCCGGCGCTAAAGATTATAACAATCTCGTGCGCGCTCGTACCTATGCCATGAAGGGCAACGCGCCCGAACATAAGCGTCTGATGGAGCGGCGGGAAGCATATCCGGTCCACACCATCCCGCCCGGAGCGCTGATCTTCACTGCTGGCGCCGATATACAGAGCTACGGCATCTATTGCGAGGGCGTCGCCTTCGGCGAAGACCGCCAAACGTGGAGTGTTTTCGCCGAGCTATTCGAGGGCGCAACCGACAATCCACAGACCGGCGCCTGGGCTTTGTTCGAGTCCTTCATCAGTCAGGAATTTGCAGACGCGTACGGCGTGCTGCACCGGCTCGATGCCTTGGCCGTCGACGCTGGCTATCGCACGAACCAGGTGCTGGAATGGTGTCGTCGCAATGCCAATGCCTACGCCACGAAGGGCATCGGCGGCCGCGGCGTTCCGGCGATCAGCCCGCCGATCCGCAAATCGGTCAACAAGCGCGGCAAGCGCAAGCGCTTCGGTGCGGCTATGAGCTGGCCCGTAGGCACATGGGCATTGAAGTCTGAATTTTACGGCAACTTGCATCGGACAGGCCTTGCCGCTGGCGAGGCGAAAGACCCGTCCGGTTATTGCCACTTCCATGCCGAGCTCGGCGAGGAATATTTCCAGCAGATCACGTCGGAATATTTCGAGCAGAAGCTGGTGAAGGGCAGGCTTCACGAGGAATGGAAGAAGCGTCGCGAGCACAACCACTTTCTCGATTGTCGCGTCGGCGCCATGGCGATGGCGGAGCATCTTGGCTTGTCGCGCATGACACCGGGAGAATGGGCGGCGCTCCGGGCAAAATGGGAACCGGTTTCCGAAACGGATTTGTTTTCACCTGCGCCGTTACAAGTGCAGGCAATGCAAACAACGGCTTTGGTGGTGCCAACACCGCCAGTCGAGCCGCAAAAACAGGCTGAGAAACCTAACCGATGGCTGAACCGCAGATGACGAAGGCCAGAGCGAGCGTGCCACAGATCGGTCGCGCCGTGATGCCGATGACCAAGGCGTCAGAGGTTCCACGACCGACAGCGTATTTGCGCGATACACGGTCGGGCGTGATCTCGGCCAGGCCAGCATTTCTGCGCGAGCACCGCGACGAGATCCGACGGGTGTGGGATCGGACAGCCGCACTCGCAATGGACATGATCCAGAATTCCGGCCGCCTCAAGGGCGCTTGCGATCAGATCATCGCCGATACCGTCGGCACAGAGCTGACATTGAATCCGCAGCCTGATCTCGACGGCCTGGGATACAGCGACACTGAGAGGCGCGAATGGATTGCCCTCGTCAAGAA